CTAGACGCATCGAAGCGAACAAGGAGAAAACAAGGTGGCATCAGTCGTAGCCCTCCAGTCATTCGTCGGCAGGCTCGCCAAAGACGAGCTAGGCCCGGCGCCGAAGAACAAGCAGGGCGATGTCAAAGGCCCGCGCCCGGTGGTCAAGGAAGGCCGCAAGGTCGAAGTCCAAAAGGGCCAGATGTTCGAGAGCAATCATCCCGTCGTCAAGGCTTTCCCGGCGATGTTCGGCGAGGCTGACAGCCTGCCGCGGCCGGTCGTAGAGCAGGCGACAGCAGCACCAGGTGAAAGGCGGCAACGATGAGTTTCCGAGCGACCAACATTGCCGCCACCACGGCGGCCGTGACCAACCGGCTCGTGACGACGGTCGACATGAAAGTCGGCACCTACACGCTCGCCAACGCCTCGGCGGTGTGGCAGGGCGGCTTCCTCGTCACCGCCACGGTGACGGCGGTCGACACGGCCGACACGATGGGCACGCTCGCCGTCGTCGGCAAGGACCTGCACGGCAACGCCCTGAGCGAAACGCTGACGCCCGTTGCCGGCGAGACGGTGACGGGGACCTCGGTGTTCAAGTCCATCACCTCGATAACCGGCGCAGGGTGGATCATCGACGCCGTCGAGGGCAACGAGGACACCATCGTCATCGGCGTCGCCGCAGGGTCGTACATGGCCGTCGGCGCCGGCCTGCTCCATTCGGTCGTCGTCAACAACACCGTCGCCGCCGCGATCGTGCTCTCTGACAAGGCCGGCACGCTGTTCACCATCCCGGCATCACAGGCGGCCGGCACGGAGTACCTGTACGACGTGCCGTGGGTCGGCTGGCTCAAGATGGCGACGACCAGCACCAACGACGTGACGGCCATTCACACACCGGGCGTGCCTGCCACGTATGCGATGAGCTAGGGCCATGCCCACGGCCATCGGCGCCTACGCCACAACCTCATCGCTCAAGCAGCTCATCGGCAAGACCGACAGCAACGACGACACGCTCATCGGCCTGATCTGCGATCGGGTCAACGCCGAAATCGAGCGCATCACGCAGCGTGTCGTCGCGCCGGTCAGTTCGGCGACCTTCACCCTCGACGGCGACGGCAGCGACCGCTTCTTCTTCCCGCGCGGCGTGCGCGCCATCACCGCGCTCGAGTACGCCAGCTCGACCGGCGGCAGCTACACCGCCTGGACGACCACGCACTACGTGGTGCGGCCGGTCGACCACGAGCGGACGCCGGGCTTCCCCGGCTTCTGGGTCGTGCTGACCGACATCGCCTCGCCACGCCGCTTCCCGGTCGGGTACGGCACGGTGCGCATGACCGCCACGACCGGCTGGGCGGCCATTCCCGACGACGTGACCCAACTCGCCCTCGTCATCGGCCAGCGCGTGTGGAACGCGCGCCAGGCCGGCCAGCAGCAGCTCATGGCGACCGACGAGATGGGCCGGCCCTACATCGCCCAGTTCTTCGACAGCCGTGACCGCTGGACGCTCAAGCAATACAGCCTGCCCGTGCTCGGATGATCGAGTGCGGCTGGTGCGGTGCGGCAACAAAACCGGGCGCGTGCTCGACCTGCGGGCGCGACCCGGCCCTGCCCTGGCAGCAGCGGGCGCAGGACCCGCCGGGGTTTACTGCGCGTGACGCGGGCCGGCCGAACCTCGACGCCAGCCAGGTCAGACAGCGCATCCGTATCGCGCGCAAGGAGCACCCCGACGCGACCAACGCCGAGCTCGCCGAGTACCTCGGCATCAGCGCGCGGACTCTCGGGCGTTGGCAGATGTTGGCTGACTCGGGACAGTAAATGTCCGTTTTGCGCGCTATTAGTGCCGATGCGCCGGTCTGAGGATTAGGCCGTGGCATCCATGCGCTCATCGGTTGACGTGGACTTCTCCGGCCCGTTCTTCAAGGCCGACATCGACAAGACGCTGCTCGAGAACGTCCGCAAGATGATGGAGGGCATAGCCGAGGAAGGCGAACCGGCGGCCGAGGAGGGTCTGCTGACCGGCGCCACGCGGCGCGCTCTCGTCAGCGGGACCGGCGATCGCGTTGCCGACCATGTCGTCGGGCGCACCGAATCGCTGACCGGCAAGGAGTGGATGACCGCCGCCGTGGTCAGTGTCAACAGGGCCGGCCTCGACCAGCGGCAGGCAATCTCGCTGATGGCCGCCGCCTCGTCGGTTGAGCGCCGCACGCGCGCCATCAGCCGAGTGACCCGCCAGCTACGCGCAGCCCGCGCCGTATTGCGGGCCAACCTCACCGAGGGCCTGGAATGACCCTGACTGCCTGCCTGGACGCCCTACAGGTTCATGCCCTCGCTGCCGCCGGCACGGCCGACGCCACCGGCACTTTCGTTGACGTGGCCGTGGGCTTCCCGGTCGCCAAGGGCCGGTCGGTGCGCGTGTTCTACGACGGTGAGCGGGACTCGGTCTACTTCGGCGAAGGCTCGCTCAACAGCCAGCACGTCGCCCAGACGATCGTGGTGCGGGCGATGTGGCCCGAGCCGACCGATGCCGCCTCGGACACGCGGACCATGCAAATCCAGATGGGCGCGTTCGCGGCGTCGTTCCGCACGCGCGTCGACGGCGACTTCACGCTCGGCGGTGGCTGCACCGCGCTCAAGATGCTGCCCGCGCCGGCCGGACTCCAGCTCGTCGGGCAGACGAAATACGCCGTGCTCGATTGGGAAATCGGGCTGGACCTCGATGACTACACCTACGCACCCTGAGGTAAGGCATGGCTAAGCGATCGGGTATCGGTGCCTCATTCTTCGTAGACGAGATCGACCTGTCCGGCGACGTCGGCGCCATCACCAGCGCCGAAACGATGCGCAATGAGCAGGACGTCACCGGCATCAACAAGTCCGCGGTTGAGCGCATCCTGACGCTGCGCGACGGCACGATGAGCTTCGCCTCCTTCTGGAACACCGCCACCGACCAGGCAGTGCTCACGCTCCAGACGATGCCGCGCACGGATCGCATCTGCACGCTGATGCTCAGCTCGTCGCTCGGTGACGCCGCCGCGTCGATACAGGGCAAGCAGATCAACTACCCCATCACCCGCGCGCAGGATGGCTCGCTGGCGGCCACGAACGACGTGAAGGCGAACGGCCTGGGCATGGGCCTCGAGTGGGGCGAGATGCTGACCACCGGCAAGGAGACGTTCGCGTCAGGCACGCTCGACACGACCGCCATCGACCTGGGCGCCGTGTCGACGCTGTTCGGCATGGCCGCCTATCTGCACGTCTTCTCCCTTGGCTCGGGCGAGCCGACCGTGACCGTGCAGGACTCGGCCAACAACATCGCGTTCGCGGCCATAACCGGCGGCGCGTTCACGTCGGTGACGGCCGCCACCAGCGAACGCATCCAGACATCGGCCACCGCGACCATCCGGCGCTACGTGCGCATCGAGGTCGACGGCACTTACACGGACCTCGTAGCGGCGGTGAACTTCGTCCGCTACACCGAATCAGTCGTAGCGTAGAAAGGATCGAGCAATGGCCAAGGTCAGCGGTCTACCGACCGCAATCACCGTCGCGGGGAACGTCATCACCAACGACGTGACCAGCATCAACATCGACACGCCCTACGGCGAGCAGGACGTGACCGGCCTGGACAAAAGCGCAATGGAGCGCATCCTGCTGCTGGCCGACTACAGCGGAACGATGAGCGGCGTGTTCAATACCGCCGCCAGCATGAGCCACGCCACGCTCAAGACGCCCGGGTCGAAGTCGCTCGTCATCGGCTACCCCGGCGCCACCCTCACGGCCACGGTCAACACGACCAACTACGCCGTCAGTCGCGCGCAGGACGGCTCGCTCACGTGGAGCGTCAACTTCAACCTGAACTCCGGCACCGCCGCCGCCTGGACGTAAGCGCCGCCGATGTGGCGGCTGCCCGGTGACCGCACCACGCTCGACCTCGATGGCCCCAGCGTCGAGGTCGAGCCACTGCATTCCTGGCACATCGCCGACGAGTGTAAGTCGTACTGGGCGGCGTTCATGGCAGCCACCAAGGCAGAGGACGAACGCCGGGCACTGAACGCCCTCTACACGACCTTCGTGGCTGAGGCGCTGCCCTCGTGGGACATCGCCGACCACCGCGGGCCGATCCCGGCCACCGCGGCCGGCATGACCCGCCTGCCGCTGCCGCTGGTGGACAGCATCATCGGCCAGTGGCTGCAGACGCTCAACGCCAAGCCTGAGCGCGAGGCCATCGCAGGGCTGCACGTCGTGGAGTCGGATGCGCCGACCGCCGTGGACGCGCTCATCCCGCCGGGCCCCGCCAACCGTGAAATCAAGCGCCGCCTGCGCGCGGCGAAGAAGGCTGCCTGATGGCTAACAGCGTCACCATCCGCACGTCCGCGCCGAACGCCAAGCAGACCGCAGCCGACATCAAGGGCATCGGCACGGCGGCCCAGAGTGCCAAGGGCCAGCTCAGCGGCTTCCAGGTCGGCCTCGGCGCAGCCTTCGGCATCAGCACCATCGGGCTGATCGGTCGGGCCTCCGGCGCCGTCACCGACTTCATGGGCGACTCAATCGAGGCGTTCAAGGAGCAGGAGGTCGCCACCGCCAAGCTCACGACCTCGCTCGACGCCAACGTCACGGGATGGCAGGGCTACTCGACCGAAATCAAGGAAGCCACCGACAAGACGCGCGAACTCGGCTTTCAGGATGACGAGTTTGAGCTGAGTCTGGCGCGCGTGGTCGCCGCCACGGGCGATGTCACGTCGGCGCTCAAGATCATGCACACCGCGCAAGACCTCGCGCGGCTCAAGGGCATCAGCCTCGAGGCGGCCTCCACCGCGCTCATCAAGGTCGAAGGCGGGCGCTACCGGCTGCTGGGTGAGCTTGGCATCGAGGTCAAGGAGTTCGCCAGCAGCGAGGAAGCACTGGCGGAAGTGCAGAAAGTGGCGACTGGGCAGGCCATCGCCTACTCGCAGACCTACGCGGGCCAACTGGACAAGACGAACGCCAAGCTGGACGAGCAGCAGGAGATCGTCGGCGCGAAACTCGCCCCGGCACAACTGAAGTTCAACGAGGCGCTGGCCGAGGGCGTGACCGTCACGATGGGCGCGTTTGACGCGCTCGAACTGCTGCATCAGAAGACCACCAACACCGAGCCGATGGCGAACATGCGCGACGGCCTGAAGGCGGTCGGCGAGACGTTGGTGGACACCGCCGACGATACCGACTACTTCCGCCGGCACTGGGTCACCAACATAGACGACGGGCTCGACCACACGAAGGAAAAAATCGTCAACACCGCGCCGGAAATCCGCGCCGCGTCGGAGAAACTTTGGCAAGGCATCACGGACGAGCTCGAGAAGGCGACGGCACAGGCTGAGCGCGAGGGGGCGAACCTGCCGGGCACCGTGGCTGATGCCATCGAGGGCAACAAGGACTTCGTCGAGGACGCGATGAAGGACTTGACATACATCATGACCCACGAGGAGGAGCGTCAGGCCGAGCTCGCACGCATCGCGGGTGAACTGACAGGCGCCATGCTCGCTGAGGGGCTCAACTCGAGCGACCCTGCTCTTCGCGGCGCCGCGATCGCCACCCGCAACATCCTCATCGACCAATGGGAGCTGCTGGCGGGTCGGGCGTTCACGTGGGGCCAGATCGCCGCCAACGCCTTTGTCGAGGGCTACAAAGACCGACTGCGGCGCGCTTCCTTGGATCGCATCCTGCGGAACATCGCCAACCCCGGCCCGACCAGCGGCGGCAACCGCCAGCATGGCGGGCCGGTCCAGGCCGGTCAGTCGTACATCGTCGGTGAGAAGCAGCCCGAGCTATTCGTGCCCAATCAGAACGGGCGCATCCTGCCATCCGTGCCCACGGCTTCGCCCTCGGCATGGGGTGGCGGCGGGATCACGATCAACATCAACGGCAGCTACATGGGCCCCGCCGGCCTGCGTGCGCTGCACGCTGACATTGAGCAGGCCGTGCGCCAGGGTGTGAGAGGCGCGGGCTGGCAGGTAGCGCGCTAGGTGGGCGTCTGGCGGGTCATCAACGTCACGCAGGCCAACGCCAACAAGACCGGCGACGTGATGCTCGAAACGGTGTCGCTGACCAATCAGCAGCCGTGCGAGCTGGCGACGGCCGTCTTCTCCTGCACCGCCGACGCCTTTGATGAGGGCGACGAATACAAGTTCGAGTTCGCCGACGACAACACCAACTACGTCACCGTCAGCGCGGGGGACATCAGCGTCAAGACGCTGACCCAGTTCGAGGGCAACACGCCCTTCTGGGAGTACCAGGGCCGCGACTTCACGGCGCGGCTGGACGACACGATCATCACGGCGGCGCGGAACACGACCGAGGACCCGAACGACCGCATCACCTGGATATTCAGCCAGGGCGAGGACTTCGGCATCACGACCGGCGGCGTGGCTGCCTTCGGTGGCACGGTAGGCCCGTTCGACTACAGCGGCCTGAGCCGGCGCGAGGCGCTGGCGCAGGTGGCGGGCCTGCTGGCGGCGGTGTTCTACGTCGACTTCGACAAGGAACTGCAGTTCTACAACGCCGACCTGAACATCCCAGCCGCGTTCGACCTCGACGTGGATGCGCCGTCAGCGCCGGACTCCTACTCGTTCCGCGACTTCAACCTCGACTACGACCGAACCGACGCCGACATCGACGCCGTGTGGGTGCAGGGCGACGGGACCAACGCCTGGGTGCCGGCTGAGCCCACCAGCGGCCAGCGCGCACGCAGCCTACAGGCCAACGACACGAAACTGCTGGCCGACCTCACCTTCCTCGGCGAAGTGGAACTCGAGCGCATCGGTGCGGTGGCGCAGTCGGGTCGGCTGGTCACGTTCCGCGCCGGCCTGCTGCCGGGCACCACTGTCAACATCACCGACCCGGCCCACGCTGACCTGTCGGCCGGCGTGGACTTCATCATCAACAGCACCACCGTCACGCCCTTCCCGCCATCCGCCGCCGACTACACCTGGGGCTACCGCTGCGACGTGCGCTTCTCCGATCGGCTGGCGTGCATCCCGCGCCGTGACGTGTCACGCCAGACGCAGACGGTGAAGGACTGTACCGACTGCACGCGCACCGTCGCCATCCTGCCCTCGGGCATGGACGAGAACATCAGCCTGGCCGAAGGGCGCGGCCATATGTTCGCGTTCGATGGCGCCGACCTGGCTAAGTACGACTGCAGCGTCACCCTCGTCGCGGAGGCCACGCCCGGTAACCACGACCTGAACTACATCGACCACGAGCCGGTCTACGAGGCGCTGATGAACGGCGACGCGGCGCTGTACGTCGGCACGGTGGGCGCCTTCGGCGATGACCGCTGGACCATCTCGGCGGCCATCACCGCTGGCAAGGTCATGGACATCCGCAAGGCGTGGCTGGTCAACTTCACGCAGGCCCTCGTCACAGACACTTTCACCCGGACCACGACCAGCCCCGAACTCGGCACGACCGATACCGGCGAGGCATGGAAGGGTCCGAACAACATCGCCGATAACGACGCCGGAGCAGTCAGCGGTGGCGCCACCATCCGCGCCGACTCGGCCAACTTCGAGTACGTCGGCGGCACGGATGGCGAGAAAACGCTGCGAGGTTCGGGCAAGCCGTGGGACCAGGGAAACGCCTGCACGCTGCTGCTGACCGACCTGCGCTTTACCTTCGGCTCCAACGCTGACCGTATCTGCCAGTTCAGCTACCAGCTCGACGCCGAGGACACCTACTTCTCGATCAATCAGCGCGCGAGCGATGGCAAGTTCATTCTGGAAATTCAAACGGACACCGACGTTCAGCAGTCGGCCGCCGTCACCCTGACCACCGCCACCAACTACTCGGTACGCTGGGAGCGCGTGCCCTCTGCCGTGGGCGGCTACTCGCGCGCCCGCATCTGGGCCAGCGCCGGCAGCGAGCCGTCGACGTGGGACGTAGAGGCCGAGTCGGGCGACGAGTCGGGCGCCGGCTCGTGGACGGACGGCTTCTCGATCTACTGCGCCACCGCCTACACCGTAGAAATCTCACGCCTCGACATCATCGGCGGGGCCACGCTGGAACGGCGCGACATGACGGACGGCACCGAGGAGGCCGAGGCGACCCTCACCCGCGAGTCCTACAACCTGCGCCCGACGCCGAACCGCCAGCACGTCTTTCTCGACCAGGGCGACTGGAACAACAGCGACAACGCCGTGCTGGAACGTTACTCGCGGACGCCGGGCCTAGAGGACTCGGTGACAATGGACGGCTTCTACGTCGACATTCAGGACTGGGCCGTCGCCGACGACTACACCATCTATCTGCTGCAGGGCAATGTGCTGACCCGGTACGACAGCGACGGCACGGAGCTATGGGACTTGGATCTCAACGCCCTGTACGACTACCGCTGGCCGTCACGGGCGTCGTGGGGCAGCGCCACCGGCATCGGGCAGACCGTCCTCGCCTTCGCCGATGCCGTCTTCGTCTGCGGCTACGAAGGGCCGGCGGACTGGACGGACGGCAGCACGGGCGTCATCTACAAACTCGACCCCGAGTTCGGCGAACGCTTGGACCGGCGCGAGTTCACCACGACCGGCGGCAACGCGGGCAGCCAGGTTATCGGGATGGAGATGATGGGACCGTGCCTGTGGGCCTGCGGCGCGGCTGACGGCACCAGCTTCGAGGGCAACACCATCAGCGGTGTCAACGGCTGGATAGCGAAGATGCCCCGTGGGTAGCGAGAAGGCCGTCATCGTCGTCAAGACGAACGGCCAGAAGACGCGCGTTGCCGAACCTGTCGGGCTGACGACTCCCGTGCTGTCCGACGATGGCACCGAACCCTACTGGATCGACGGTGACGCCTTCGCGAGCGGCATGGCGGGCGGCACGTCGTTCCCCGGCGGGCCATCGTCGGGTGACCTGTTCTACCGCACCGACCTGCACCTGCAGTTCTTCTACGACGGCACGCGCTGGCTGACGCTCAGCCAATACACCGCCACCATCCGTCGCGTCGGCACCGTCGCCGAGCCGATGAGCGCGACGGGCAATCCAGGTGCCTGGCCGCTGCTGGAGAGCATCTGGGTCGAGGACTTCTTCGCCGAGTTCTTCGTCGCCAGCGGCGGCTCCGCGCTCAGCGGCTCCCACAAGTGGGTACTGACGCTGCGCATCCGCGACGCCGATGGGACGACCCTGACCGACATCGGCACGGTCAGTATTGACAGCGGCTCGAGCAACCTCTGGCGCGCCCTGGTCGACACTTCGGTCGACGCTGCCACGGCAGCGACCGACATCGGCCTCGTCGTGACCGCCACCAAGACCGGCACGCCCGGCGACCTGACCACCGAAATCGCGCGGATCAACTACCGGCTGATCGCGACCTAGGGCGGTTGATGACCGCGATGACGACGGCGTCGATGATGGCGCCCGCGAAGGCCCACAGGATGTCCGTCAGCAGCAGCAGCACGACGAAGGTGACGATGGGTAGGATGGCAACGATCGGGCTCATTCTGTGGATAACTCCCTGCTAATGCGTGACGAATAAGGTGGCACCGAACCCGCCGACTTTGGCCCGCCGACGTGCGCTCGGCCCTGGCAGCGGACCCGGCCAGGCTAATGACGGGCCGGCCCGGAGTGCTGCCGTCGTGACTGATATCGAGGCCATCGAAGCCGTGCTCATTGAAGCGGTGTACGACGCCCGGCGCCGGGCACGTCGTCAGCTTCTGGGCCTTGACCCTGTTCCCGTGCCCAGTCCGCGCGCTCTAGGGCTGCTGCGTCGGCGAGAGCAGCTTCGAGGCGTTCCTCGTCAGTCGTTGGCGGGTCGATGAACAGGGCCTCCGGCACGTCGTAGAAGCGCGCCAACCGGCGCAGTTCGCGGACGCTGATCGGCCGCTCGCCGTGTTCCCACTTGCTCACCGTCGAGCCGCTGCTGGCCGCCAGCCCGGCCGCCACGGCGGCGCTCTTTAGGCTCACCCCTCGCCTTTCACGGACGCGACGGAGCCAGTAGCCCAGGCGGCGAGCGTGCTGATCCTCCTCGCTGGTCACCCCGGCTGACGGTAGCCACCAGAGCATCACTTGGCCCGACAAAGGTTGTCGCCCTCGGCTTGACAAACTCTTGCTGACTTAGGTATGCTCCGGCAACAAAGGTTTGTCAACGCCACAGGGAGCGCAGCGGTGCCCGCAGTCAACACACCCGAGGCCATCGTCGGACGCAGCCTCAAGCTCGAGCGAGTCGGTGCGGGCGTGAAGTTGATCGACGTGGCTGCCCGCATCGGCGTATCGCCCGGTCATCTGTCACGCATTGAGTCGGGCGAGCGGCGGGCCGACTCCGAACTCATCAGCCGCATCCGCGAAGCAATCCAGGCGGCCGCGTGAGGCTCTACTTGCGCCCCACCGACCGGCTCATCGCCTATCCCGCGAACGAGGCTGCCGGGAAAAGCCGGCGTGGTGCATCGGCGCCGGCCCAGCCAGCCCGGCAGCCTCGTTCATTCCTTCGACCACTCCAGCAGCAGCAGCCCGCCGTTGACCTGCCGCTGCTGGAGCTGCCGAAGGGCAACGGTCACGAATTCGGTAGCCGGAGGCCGCACTAGCCGGCTGCCAGGGCAATAGCTGCGGGGAGGCCGCCCTGGGGGGCGGAAATGGCAGCAGACACCCGGCAGCCGGTGCGGTCTCAATCGAAGAGCAGGGGAACGAGGGAATGAAGGTCCTGACGGCCGACGAACGGCGCGAAGGTCTAGGTGCCACCGACATAGCGGCCATCGTCGGCGTGAGCAGCTACCGCTCGGCGATCGAGGTCTGGGCCGAGAAGACCGGCGAGGGACCCGCCCAAGAGCTGACCGGCCGCATGAGGATGGGCCAGCTGCTCGAGGACGCCATCGCCGACGCCTACACCGAGCAGACCGGCCGACGGCTGCAGCGATCGAGCGTCGTCTACCACCCGCAGTACCCGTTCCTGTACGCCCACCCGGACCGGCGCATCGTCGGCGAGCCGGGCCTCGTCGAGTTGAAGGCGACCAGCCACAGCCGCGACTACGACGACGGCGTCCCGCCGCGGGTGCTGGTGCAGTGCGCCTGGCAGATGGCCTGCACCGGCCGCCTGTTCGTCGACGTGGCCGTGCTGGCCGGCACGACGACCGGCATCGAGGTCGTCCGCGTCGACCGTGACCAGGGCCTGATCGACGACCTGACCGCCGAGGCGGTGCGCTTCTGGGCTGAGCACGTCCTGGCCAAGCAACCGCCGCCGGTCGACGGCACCGAGGCGTACCGCCGCTACCTGTCGACCCGCCATCCGAGGGACAACGGCGACGAGCTCGTCGCTACGCCCGAGCAGCAGCTGCTCGTCGCTGAGTACCGCCGCGCCAAGGACCAGCTGGCCGAGGCCGAAACGCACGAGCGGACGCTGAACAACCGGATTCGCGAAGCGATGGGTGAGGCCAGCCGGCTGCTCGCACCGGGCGCCACCGTCACGTTGCGCCAGGAGCAACCACGCACGCCCTGGAAGGACGTTGCCGAGCGCGTGGCCGAACAGTCCGAGCTTGACCTTGACCCGTTCATAGCGTCAGCCAAGGCGGGGTTAGAGGGTCCCCGCGTCCTGCGTGTCACTTGGAAGGGAGGAGCGTAATGGCTAGCGCCACGGCGCCCACGAAGGGCAACACCGAGACGGCCGTAGTGGTCAGGCCCGAGCAGGCCGCGCTCGCGGCGCTCGACCAGGAGCTGGAGCGTCGGCGCGCCGTCGTCGAGGCCTCGGCCTCGTCGCTCATCGACCCGACCCGGCTCAAGAGCGTCGTCCTGTCGGTGTTCACGCGCCGGCCCGAGCTCTGGGAGTGCGACCCGGTCACGATCGCCCGCGCCGTCGTTGAGGCGGGCAGCTACGGGCTGGAGCCGACCGGCGCCATCGGCGGCGCACATCTCGTGCCCTTCCGCAACAAGCGGACGGGCAAGAAGGAAGCGCAACTCATCATCGACTACCGCGGCTACGTGCAACTGGCACGGCGCTCGGGCGAGGTGAGCAAGGTCTGGGCCCGCGTGGTGCGCGAGAAGGACGAGTTCTACGTCGAGGCCGGCTCCGACGATCGCCTGCACCACCGGCCCTATCTCGGCCAGGACGACCCAGGCAACGTCACCCATGTCTACGCCTGCATCCAGTACCGCGACGGCTCGGAGCCACAATTCGACTGGGACACGCGGGCGGGGGTCGAGACCATCCGCGGCCGCTCG